AATCCGGGGTTAATCCAACGGCCAACTTGGATATTAACCATTTCCGAACTGCAGCAACTGCACTTAATGTTAATGGCAAGAAGGGCTATCACTTGTGGGACGTGCATACATTGGACGCCTTGCAAGTTCTGTTCACGATTGAATTCGCTACTCTTGATTCTCAGTCAATTATGAAAGGTAACGACAATAGTAGCTCTGCAATAATAACCGGAACTACTGACAACGTGAAAGGGTCATCTGGATTTGTAACCAGCGGTTCCAAACCAATGGCTTACCGTGGGATTGAGAATCTTTATGGCAACTTGGCAATGTTTACGGATGGGCTGAATACCAGCAATCTATCACTATATTCATGTGATGACGCAACCAAGTATGCGTCAGACGTGTTCACAAGCCCCTATTACAAACTCAATTATTCATTACATTCGATAAATGGGAATATTACTGGTCTTGGATTTGATACGGAGCACCCTGGGGTAACGGCGCCAACTTCTTCCAATAACGATTCATACAACACTTACTATCATGACGATGGCTACGTTAATGGCAGTGGTAACTATGTGGCCTACACTGGTGGCGGCTGGGGTTGGGACGCTGGCGTCTCCGGTCTTTGGTGCTGGAACGGCGTCTACTCGTCGTCTTACGCGGGCTCCCGTGTCGGCTCTCGCCTCCTTAAGAAGACTTTGTAAGGGGGCCTGGGGGATTTCTCCCCCAGGACTTTTGGGATTGTTGATGCAGGCAGCTGGAATTGGAACGCTGGCAACTCCGGTCTTTGGTACTGGAACGGCAACAACTCGTCGACTAACGCGAACTCCAATGTCGGCTCTCACCTCCATATTAACTGAAACATGGCAAACACAAGTAATGCATCAACGACTCCATACCGCTTGGTAAAAATTCGCCGCTACAAAGCAGGGGCTAGTAAGCAAATTGAAAGTTCTTGAGGTTAATAAGTCATTTAAATTCAGAAGGAAGTGATTGATTGAAACGCTATGGTAATTTGATCCATGATATTGCGGATCCGGAAACCATTAAGTTAGCACTGCACCAGGCAGCCATTGGGAAACGGCACCGAAAGTCGGTGAGCCGAAGGCTCAACCATGAAGAAGAAACGATTCAGCAGATCCAGTATTTATTGCTGTCGGGTGAATTCGAGCCGGCCAAAGTCAAAACATGGACGGTCCATGAACGGGACAAGGACCGACAAATCACCACAACCCCGTTTTTTCCAGACCAAATTATTCACTGGTCGATTATGCTGGTGCTACAGCCAATCTTTTTAAAAAGTATGTATGAGTACAACCTGGCTACCGTTCCCGGTCGTGGGATGGCTCAGGGGCGCAAAGTGATCCCGAAGTGGTTACAGAACGACCCCAAACGTACCAAGTATTGTCTCAAGATGGATATTCACCACTTTTACGCTTCAATCAACACAGACATTCTGAAACTAAAACTGCAACACCGTTTTAAAGATCCGCAAGTTTTACGACTGTTGGGGGTGATTATTGACTCATACTCACCGGGATTGCCGCTGGGCTTGTATACTTCGCAATGGCTGGCTAACTTTTATCTGGAGGACTTTGATCATAAGGTAAAAAATGATTGGCGGGTGCCACACTATGTTAGATATATGGACGACTTAGTCATGCTGAGTGGTAACAAAAAGAAGTTACACCGAGCCCGTGACCAGGTGGATGCCTATCTTAAAGCTGAAGGACTAGTCATCAAGCCTAACTGGCAGCTTTTTCGAGTTGGAAGTCGACCGATTGATTTTCTGGGCTATCGGTTTTACCTAGACCATGTCACTTTACGCCGTAAGCTAGCTCTCCGGATTCGTCGGAAGGCCGCAAAAGTTGGGCGTAAAGACCGCCTAACGTATCATGATGCGGCCAGTATGATTAGCTACTGGGGCTGGCTAAAGCACACCAACTCATATGGCTTCTATCATAAGTATGTGAAACCCAACTGTTCGATCAAAAAAGCAAAGGAGATTGTCAAACATGGAAATAATTTACGCAACCGCACCAGCTGATAAGCCGGCCGGCTATGCCGTGTATGCCTTAGATCCGGTGCCCTACGGGGCGGACAAATATATCGGTTGGAAGATGGTCAAGATGAAGCAAACGCCGGCCCTAGATGATAATGGCAAACAAATCATAGGCTCGGACGGCAAGCCACAAATGTTGTGTGTGGATGATCCAGACGCCGAAGTAACTTATGACCCGCACACCCAGGTGCTTAAACAGGTTGACCAGCAGGGTGAGCAAATTGAGCAACAGACGAAAAACATTGAGTCATTGCAAACTGAAAATAAAAGCCTTAAGTCAGCCAATGAGTTAACGCAGCAAGGGCTGATGGAAGCCGTCGATTACTTGTCTTCAAAACTAACACCGGCTAGCACCACGACCGACACCGGCTCAGCTGCAACAAGTACAGCAGCCCCAGCTAGTCCGGCAGCGAGTGAATCCTAGGAGGTGATGGCAATGGAATATTCTGCATTGGCACAGATTTACGCGCAAGCAATTATTGATGGCACACGGACTATTGAAGCCGTACCAGTCCCGTTTCGGTCTGATACCCAAGCCGTTTTGGCGCAGTTACAATCAAACAAATAAGGAGATAATAAACTATGTTAAACTTTAAATTTTCAGCTTTAGCCGCTATCTATGCCGCCAACGTTTTGGACGGTGGTCGTACTATTGAAGAAGTCCCAGCCTACTTGCAGGACGATGTGAAGAATGTCCTTGGCTCCGCAAAAAACTCTACGAGCACCGATGGGGATACCTCTGCGCAGGCTTAATCCTTCTAGCCGGTGCTTTTATTTTGGGATTTTTTGTGGGAAAGGGGTGAAGTAATTGCATCGTATTAAAGATGGCCCGGTTCAACGGACCTTTTCACATTGGAATCATTTTTGTTTTGGCTTATTTTCAATGATAGGTGGTTTGTATATTTGGTTTCATCAAGGTTATTTAGATGATCCACGGGTGACACCGCCGCCACCGCCGCCACCAGCCGAACATGCAATCTTTGCCTTTGCTGACGACTGGTGGTTTTCATTGTGGTTAATTATCTGTGGTCTCGCTATTCTGGTTGGCGTCTTTCACAACCGGCGGTTGTTACGTGATGGTGGCCTAGTCGCCCTATCACCAGCAATGGGGGCCTTATCAGTTGCTTTTATTGTTCGGGGCTTGTTTGATGTGCGGTTTAACCTAACGTGGGTATTCGCCTTACTCATGCTGTTCTTGCTAGTCGGTACGTTGATTAGGGGGGACACACATGGATATTAAGTCCTGGACAGTTGCTTTAGGTGCGCTGGGAACGTTTGTAACCACTATCTGGGCTGTTATTCATGGCTACCATTCTGACACACGGCAAGCTGACCAGGATCGCAAGGACATGGAGAAGTACATTATGGAGCAAGTCAAAGCTGATAACGAATTGCTTCGTAAAGAACGCGAGAGTGATCAAGCGCAATACGCACGGAATCTGACCGACTTGAAGGCTAAGAAAGATGCCATGGAACAAGAATTTAACCAGCAGATTGCCTTGAAGGTTAGTGAGAATAAAGCTTTGCGAAAACGCAACGCCGCTTTAGAACGTGAGAATCAAGCGTACCGGGAACGGTATGGTGAACTTTAGGAGGAAAACGCATGACTGAATTTACCAAGATTATTAAATTACTCAATGACACTGGTATCTTAGGTGTCTTAATTTTTGCCCTGGTTGGCTGGTTTACCCGGATCAATCCGGCATTGAAGACCAAGATTGCGGCGAACAAGTCAGCTACTCAGCGCGAAGTGTTGGGGGTGTTAGACACATTGGCGTTTAGTGCTGTCAACAAGGCGGCCACTAATTATGAAATGCCAGGGGAAGAAAAGCGTGAGCAGGCGATTGCTGATGTAACAGGCCAAATGAAAGTATTTGGTCATGACAGTCTGGCACCGGCAATTATTTCAGCAGCCATCGAAAAAGCATATCAGTCGATGACAACGACGGAGACGAAAGCTCAAACAAAACAGGCTGAATACAATGCGGCTCTGGCGGACACAGAGCAAGCGTTCGCAGATAAGCAAGCACAACTGAACAAGCAGTCTGCGACAGTGCCCGCTGAACCAGCACCCTTAAATGTGCCAGAAGGCACGGCCACTACGGAGGGAGATGCTAAGTAATGCCGCATTATGATGTTGTGGATACTTCTAATAACAATGGGACCATGACTAAAGCTAATTGGCTATCAATGAAAAAGTATGGGGTTAAAGCCATGATAGCCAAGCTATCCGAAGGTACGTACTTCATTGACCAAACGGCCAAGCAAAGCATTCGTAACGCGGTATCTGCTGGCTTACACGTCAACGGCTATCACTTTGCCCGATTTACGACAGTTGCTGGGGCTAAAGCCGAAGCCCAGATGGCAGCCCGAAGTGCGCTTAAGGCAGGATTGGGTAAGAACAGTGTGATCGTACTTGATTTTGAAGCCACTAACTCTGGTTGGAATCAAAACTCTAAAATTGTTAAGGCCTGGATCAACGAAGTCCATCGCATGGGCTATCCTAAGACAGACGTCTATACGATGGGCAGCTGGATTAATTCGGTACCATTGAACAACTCGGGCCGTGGCGGTTGGGTAGCTAACTACCCTTATAACCCGTCCGGGTTTAAGCTTTATACCGGATATAATGGCTGGCAATGGACGTCAAGCATGCACTTCCCCGGGTGTTATGGTGGTTTCGATGTGTCCCAAATGTACTCAAACTACTACTATGGGACAGCAACTAAGGCAACTAAGCCAAAGAAAGCCATCTATTACCGATACAATCCCAAAATGATCTATGCCCGGACACCGATTAATCGTTACAAGGACGTTGGCTTCAAGCACAAAGTAGACAGTTTCCCGGCCGGCACCGTATTTGCGATTGCCAAAGTAGTAACCTATGGTAAGATTACTCGATTCCAGTTAGCAAATGGCTATTACATCACGTCTAACCAAACCAATGTCAATCGCTTATACTATTCCGTTGGTGGTGGCGTCAAACGAGTGAAGTCTGTTCGCGGTACTCATCGGTACAAAGATAAGGCCCTCAAACATGTTGTGGACTGGCAGCCAGCCGGCACTGAATTTGATGTCGCTAAGATCGTCAAGTATGGATATACAACGCGGATTCAGTTGGCTAATGGATTATTTATTAGTGGCAACAAAAAAATTAACAAATTTGTCAAATAAGCGTATAGTACAAGATATACCTGTACGTTACTGATTTAGAAAAGGCGCTCACTCCTAACGGGGTGGGCACCTTTTTTATTTAATCACAAAGTTTATAGAATAGTACAAAAGATGTAAAACAGGAAA